TGTGTTCAGCGGACGCTTACCCTCTAATGACAATTCTTCGTCATCATCCGGAGGTGTTTCATGTGGCATAAATATATAAGGATCTACTTTTGTACCTTCTTTAACCTTAAATCCTGTGTAGTGAGCCATCCAACTACCAAAACTTTGCTCTAGCCGGCGACCTAAGTTAAGAGAGCCGTATTTTTGACGATAGGCTCTCCAAAACATCACCTCTGCATGACTAAGATTCTCTTCAGCCTCCTCTAAGGAGCCTCCACCGATTCCGTTGAGGACAAGCTCGGCAAAGAGTTCTCTATCTGCAAGGTCTTCTTCCGTGACTTTCCCATAAAGTTATTAACTTCATCGGCAGCTGCATATAGCGCATTGATCAAACTTGGCTCGGCTTTATAGACGTCGTTCACACTTGAGAAGAAAGGCGTTCCCTTTTGATCAGAGCAAATTGAACCAAGCAACTGAGCCGATTGCATTAGGGTTGAGTCAACCCTTTTAACTTTTGAATCCTCTGGATTCTTATAGTTAAACTCCCACTCGACTGCTTTAGAAACCTCTCGGCTCTCCTTAAAGCTCATTTTTTTAACAAAAACATCAGCTTCAAGTTCAACCGTTTCACCAAGTTCTAACAATGAGTTTTTGGTCAATTTTTTAAGTGAAGCAACATTACTTTCTGTTACTTCAACATTCCATATAACCGTTTTTTTAACTGGAACGTTCAGAGTAGTTATACTCTGCTTTAAGTCTGTAATACTGATCTTAGCCATTTTATGGAGTCACCGTACGTTTAGTATAAGTTACACCCGAAGTTCGTACTAAAGTGAACTCATAACCGATTACTGTATCAACTTCGATGTCATTAGGGGCTGCATCATTTAGATAGCCTTCAAATGACCACCAAGAACGAGTTTCTGGCAGATCAATACCTGTAGTTGCATCATATGTTGGAGGCGTTGTTGAGTGGCTTGAACCTACATACCACTGTAGCTTTTCACCAGATGCAGCAATTTCCAATAATTTGTCATGACTTGTGTTTTCATCATCCAAATCAATACCAATTGCACCTTCACCCGGATCGCGCATCCCGCGTTCATATTCTTTGACATCAGCATCTAGACAGGTTACATCAATCTTTCCAAATGAGTCTTGACCAAACGAAATACGCTTAGGGCAAATAAAACGCACAACGGTTCCCGCAATTACAGTAAATAACTGCGTTTTTTGAGCTTTAACATGTTTAGCCATTAAGAGCGCTCCTTAATTTTTGGCATAAAAAAAGCACCCGAATAGGTGCTAAGTGAAAAAAGTTTTGTGTTTTATTCGCGGTTTACAATCCAACTTACATCAAAAGAATAGTGAGGCATTCCTGTTACTGGGTCCTTATCTGCTTCGCCATAGCGAACCACATAACAATCAAGCTCTATTGCAAAACGGATTGCTTCTGCAACTTGATCAACCACATCTTCATCTGTTGCATAAACATCGATTTGAACAATTGCACTGTCGGAAACAGGCCGCGAATCAAGACTGCTATTTGAATCACCTGAAATAATTTGCCAAGTAACATATGGTGTTTCAGGCTGTTCTGGAGCAGATCCAAAACGCCAAACTCTCAAGATATTATTACTTTCGAGTAATGCTCTTACTGCTGGATCTGCTCTTGCTAATTTAAAAATTGGGACTTTAATCATTAAGCTGCACCTAAAACCACACTGAGTTCAAAATTAAATACTTGAACAAACTTATCTGTTATCTGTTCAATGTTTTCGTAAAGCGCTGGTCTTAAAAATGGGGTGGCGGGCTGTCTACTTGTACCTAACTCAAGGAATCGCCAGTAAAAGACTCGCCCATCTGTTTGATACGTTTTTCCAACACGCCCAGAACGTCTATTTTGGGCATTATTTGTATATGGAATACGTGCCCCACCACGCACTCCCACACGCATAACCAAAGTGTTTTTATTTCTACTTCGGCCATTTTGAACAACAATTTCTTTCCAAATTTTTTCAGGAGTGGTGGGATCATCTAGGCGTTTAACTTTTTGACGGGCTTCATCCCGAGCAATGTTCATTGCCTGCCGCATCGCTTTACGGGCAATACGTTTTACAGTTTTTTCGTTACCAATTGCCTGCATTTTTCTTAAAGCAGGCTCCAAACCATGTATTTGAGTAGCCATAAATCACCCATTCCATGCTTTATCACCTGTTGCAAGGTTGATAGTTAAATACTCACGGCGTGAGTCGGGATCTCGCATAGGGTTACCATCAATCTTGTAATAGTAACCATCAAAAAGAACCCGCATTGTGCTATCAACTTGTTTTGTAGCGCTGCTATATCGCACTTTTGCACGGGCTTGTATCGAGCTATTGGCTGCTTTGGCTGCAATAACATCCCTTGTTGAAAGGTCAGTAACTTCTGCCCAAATTGTTGCAAAATTAGACCATGAGGTGATTAATTTTCCAGTGTTTTGGTCTTGGGTTTGGATGGGCTTTTGAATAGTGATGCGGTGCTTTAGTTTTGGAGTAATGCTGGGCATATTAGACCCCCATTTCTCTAATAGGCTGCAAAATATCCCAATATGCTTGAGGTTTTCCTTCTAGACTTCGGCTGTACTTATACTCAATAAATATCAACCGGGCATTATCTAACTTCTTGCAGTCCACAATGTCCGTGTCAGAAGTTCTTTCTGACTCATTTGAAATAATTTTTCGGTCGATGTCGATCGCTATTTCTTCATCGGCTTGAGCTATCCATTCAAGAAAAAGCACATCCTCATCATCGTGATCAACTCGACATTGCAACTTAGCTCGTTCGAGTGTGATCATTTTGAATTATTCCGTCTTGTAGCTGGTTTTGGTGGATCAACTTTTGTTTGGTATTCACGTAAAACTTTATTTTCTACCAAATGCCTTATCACGTTTGGATCTGCTGTGCGAATATCGCCCTCTTTGTAGTCTTTATCTCCAAAGTGTGGGCGTAAAACTTCATATTCTTTCATTTTGGCCTCTCTAAATGGGATGGTGACTAACACCACCCCAAAATGAATTAACCACCCGTAGCAGGAGTATAGGAGCCATATACAAGCGATTTAGGCTTATAAACAGCTAATGCTCCACGGGTTTCAGCAAGTAAGGTACGTTTATTTGATGTGAAATCATCGCCCTGCATACCGATTTGCACAGCAGCACCCCAGCGCTCAAAGTATTGAGCTGCAGTATTGAATGCACCTGTTAAGAATTTACCTGCATCCATTGCAGCGGTTTGAACTACAGGCAAGCCCCATAATGTTGGAACCGCTTGTGATTGCGGATTCCCGATGATGTAGTTGCCGTTTGCATCTTTTTGCGTTTCCATCAACGCCCAGTCAATTGGGTTGAGTACATGGCCGTTTGCAAAGTCATCGGCCAATACAACTTGAAGCATTGCAAAACGCAATACATCAAACATGTTTGGCGTTGCTGGAGCACCTGCAGGCGGAGCATAAGCAGTCGCTTGAGGGATTAAGCCAAGCATATTGCCATTGGTTCCATCACCAGCAAGAATTTGCTTTTCAAGCTTGATGTCAAGACCATGGCGCAAAATGTTGTCAATGAATGACTGCAATGCTGGTGCATCACTTAACATTTGAGTGGTCGTTTTTAACCAGTGAGCAATTACAACTGCTTTGGCATCTTTATCTTCAAATGTAATTCCAGATTCTGGCTTGTTTGCACCTTCTGCAACTACTGCTGCATTATTGGTGAATTCTTTCATTTGAACATATTCAATGAGATTCCCGCTCATGCTGCCACCTGCCAAAATGTCGCGGATGGTAAGGCGCATTTGGTTTGGTAACTGCAAACCAAGATTGGTGGCAGGAATAATTTTTCCAACCTCAGTCGTACCAATTGTGTTCTTCAGCTCAACACGCTGAATTCCACGATACTGACTTTCTGCAGCATTTTTGTATTCTGTAGTTTCAACAAACTCACCACCCATGGTTTGCTTTTTGGTTTCAACATCACCATTACCACGGCGTGCAGCTTTCTGCTCCAGTTCTGTCAGTTTGTTTTTAACTTCATTTAACGTAGTTAAAGCTTCGTCCGCTTTATCTTTGGCGCTTTGTGAGATTTCTTCACTTTTTGCTTGTTTGCCTTTGAACTCTTCGGCGATTTCTTTAACTGTATCAACGTGTTTTTGGAACTCTTGAGCGAGTTGTTCTAAAGTTTTTTCAGTCATTGCTGATTCCTCGTAAAATATTTAAGGCATTTGAAATTGATTTCGCTTTTTCGTTTTCACCCTCTGACTCGCTCAAAAGATGACGCAAACCCTTACTAGCGATGACAGTGGCTTGCGTTTTTGAAAATCCTGACTCTCTCAGGAACTTTTCAAATTCTGGTAGGGATGGCAGCTCGCCATCTTGTAATTTGGATTTGACGGAACTGATTAGGGTTTCTGGATTGGAAGGAAAGGCAACAATTGAACCTTCCACTAACTCCAGTTCCAGCAGTTCGCGGATTAGTGAGTCTGGATCGCGCCTATAAGACTTGGTGATATAGCCAATGGACATGCCATCAATCGCGCCAACCTTCATCAGCGCATAAGTAGCTTTAGCTCGCGGCACATCGTCAATTAAGAGACGACCTTCTACGTACAACCCTTTTTCGTCTTCACGCATTTCGGTAAAAATTCCGATTGGTTCAGATGGGTTGTGATCCCAAAAGATTGCTGGGTACTTGCCTTTTGCCTTCCACTCTTGAAGAGTTTTGGCAAATGCACCTTTGCGGATGATGTCCCCATGAGAATCAAGGTTGTCAAAAGCAGCTAAGTAGCCAGAAAAAAAGCCACCCTCTTGGGTGGCTTTGATTTCTAAAGTTAGTTTAAGTCTATCCACTGGTTTTCCCTTGATCTTTCAATCCGACCATTTGCATTTGAACCATTAGCTCATCGCCACCCGGTAAAGGCGCCAAGTCTTCTAAATCCCGCACTTCATTACGCGTCATAACACCGTTTTGAATCATGTTTGTGTAGAAACCTGAGCGAGTAGCACTGTCGGCCCGTAATAAGCCTTCAACCGCAAATTTTGGCCGGTACTTGTATTTTTCACTTGGCAAAAACAATCTCTTTGTGATTGTTTGCTCATATCTAACTAATTGAGGGTTAAGCGAATAGGTCAAAAACCCCCTATTAGTCTGCTCAAGACTTGAAGCCCATGAGCTTGCTTTGTTTGTATGACCAATTAACTGAGGAGGAACACCAAAGGCGCGGCATATTTCTTCAATGCCAAAATAACGAGATTCAAGTAACTGGGCATCAACGGGATTGATTCGAATACTATTTGAGCCAGAAAGCTTCATTCCAGCCTCAAGCACCATGTACTTACCAGCATTCTCAGGTTTACTGAACTCACTTAAATGGTTTCTTAGTCTTTCACGCTGCTCTTTAGTTAAAGTTTGCTCCCCAGTTTCAAGGAAGCCCCCAACTTTTAAGCCATTCTTAAACCAGTCCTGAGCTTGGTTGTTTGCATCAAACTGCATTCCAATCGTTTGAGCAAAAAACTGAATAGCAGATAAACCAACAAGCCCATCAAGAGTAAAACCCTTGAAATGCAAGATTTGGTCTTCCGAATAGGTTGTTGTTTTCCCATTTTCAGTGTAATGAAAATCAATCGCTCCCAAATCATTACGTTTTACAACCATACCACTCGGGAAAAGTGGCTCAAGAGCAATTACTTTTCCGCTTGAGTCTTTTGTAATAAGGTTGTATGCATTCCCCCATAAGTCAACACAAGCAACTTGAACTTGCCAAAACTCACTTGCACACATATCGGCATTGGGTGAATCGTGCAAAATACGGTAAAGGTAATGATCAGTAGCAAGACGTTTATTGTTGTCGTACAACTGTAAAGGAAGAGTTGAGATAGTTTCAGCTCTTAATTTTACACACGCCCAGACTGCGGAAAGTTTCAAAGCTGTTTCTGGTGTGACAACCGATCCACCGGGTGACAAATAACTATCAAATGGATAAGACGAATCGCCTTTTTTTAATTGTGTATTTCCAGTCAATCGTGACCAGAAGCGGGACCAAAACCCCGGCTCTTGTGTGGTACTCATGCTATCACGACATCCTCTAAGTATTCGTCAATATCAACGCGATTGGCAGGCTCAGGATTGCTTGACATCAAAGCAACTGCGTTAAATGTGGCAATCAATGGGTCAATCTTCCCAACACCTGATTCTTGCTTGGTTATTCGCATACCATTGCCGACCATCACGACACGGGCATTACCTGCCGCCCAAGTCATTAGCTGTTGTCCAGCATGGTACAGATTGCCTTCTGCCAATTTGCGCTCAGTAGTAAGGATGTAGGACATGAGTTTGTAGCCTTGTGGCACAGCAAACATGCTTTCCTCTGGAATTCCTGCCTCAAGTAAGCCATCTAAAAGACCGCCTAAGCCCAATGGATCTAGTCCGATCTTATTAAGCTTTCCACTGTCATAAACCTTCTTAGCAATTGCTGCGAGTTGGTCAATGTCATCGCCTATTCGGTCAACAACAGTTAGAGAACCCTCAGACTTGAAGTCTTCATACTTAGGCACATTCTCTTTTCTGCGCTCTAAAGCAATCTTATTTGCCCATGCATGATTCCATAGCCACCAGATACGAGGATCTTCTGTTAAACGACCTAAAGCAGCGAAGCCAAGTAAGTCGTCGAGACCACCGCCATCAATACCCAAAGTAATGACATCGGATAGCTCAATTAGTTGGTCGATTTGGATATCTTTAGCTTGAGCATTCCAATACTCTGCACCCGCCCACCGGTTAGCACGAAGGTTCATGCCGATTTCAATGTTTAAGTGTTTGGCCAAGAAGTCTCTAAGAGATTCTTCACTAGCATCTTTAACTTTGTTAAATTCCGAAATCAGATATTCAAGATCAACCGAAGCACCCAAGTTTGGGTTTGTGATGTAGAAATTTTCAGGTTTTAAATGTTCGCCTGCTTCTACAAGATGCTTAGGGAATTCATAAATAAGTGGTAGAAAACTTTTATCAACTTTAATTCCGTCACGTACATCTCTGGCATAATCTAAAAGCTGCTTAAATACTCCACATGGCACTTCATCCGACATGGTAGACAGATAAATCACACAACCTTCTGGACGAGATGCTAAACCACCCTTTGCTTCACGGAACATTGATTCAGCGTTGGCACGTTTCCCGAATAGCCAGACCTCATCTATCAAAATGATTGAAGCTTTCTTACCAGCTGCAGCGTTAGATTCTGCTGCAATAACTTTAAGTGTTGCTCCGGTACCTAGATGCGTAACTGTTTTTGTGTGCTCAGATACATTAAATCTTTCACTTAATTCTTCATCTGCGCGTATGAAATCCCGGATTGGATTAAATGAGTTATCAGCAACTTCTTTAGTAGGCGCAAGAATAATTAGTTCGGCAGATTGTCGATCATTAAGAATTAATGCAGTAAGCATAATGCCGGCGGCAATCGTAGATTTAGTATTCTTCTTCGAAATCAAAAGAAAGAATTCACGAATTAATCTGCGCTTTGTGCTTGGATCATATGCGCCAAAGATTGCACGAACAAACTCGATCACCCATTCCAATGTGACATCACCCATCTTAGGGCTACCCATCACATCAACAAGAATTAACTCTTTAAAGATACGCTCCGCTACGTCAGCCACTTTGGGGAATAATGGCTTACACGGCATTAACGATTGTTTAGAAACAATACGGGTCGCCCAGTCTGGGCAAGCTGTAGTCCAGTCTGGTAGTTTTGCAGTCATTTAAATGGTCCATGAAAAAACCGCCCGAAGGCGGAATAAATTTGTATGACAGGTTGCGAACCCCTGCTTTAACTACGCTGTTTCGCCCACTGCTAGCGGGTTATTACGTTGGCAGTTGTGGTCCTCCTTCCTCCAACGCACCGTATCGCCTACGGATCCATACAAAACCTTTTATTGATTAACAATCAATTGATAATCTTCTTCGGAAAATCTGGAAAAGCACTTGCGACATTGATAAGTAATCTTCACCAACCTTTCTGTTGCTGGCAACTTTTCAATAGAGTCATGACAGCAAGGGCCATCTTTGATATTTTGAATAGTGATAGTTTCACCACTTACGGTTTCGTATTCTAGACTTTGCATGCAAAGTTCCTCTTAATAGTTAGCTTGGCAACTGATTGTCCAATGTGGCGTATTTTCCTGTTCTGGTCGCTTCCTTTGCCTTGTCTTGTTTAGTTTCTTTTTTGCCTTTTTCCGCAACCTTCCCGTGTTTATAAGGCAATGCTGCAATTGCTGCTTGCATTCTAAGTGGCAGCTTGTTGCCATTGAAGTTCATGACCTTAATTAAAAAATCTAAAGGATCATCACCTTCAAATTGAAATTCCTCAATAGGGTTTTCATCTTCACCACTATTTTCGGGTGTATCTTTAGGTTTAACTTTTGGTGAATTAGATGTTAAAGAGCGCCCTTCTTTTTGGGCCTTTAACATTTCAATATAGACAATAATTTCAGGATCTTTTGCTAACCTAGCACCTGCGGCGGATGCAGTTTTTTCCGCATAACCTGCTGAAATTGCTGCTTCTTTATTTGTCTTGCCGTCAACAATGGCAAGAGCAAATTTTTCCATTTTCTCTGTTAATGCCATTGCTCTACCTTTAACTTGATTTTAACTTTTTGCTTTAACTTTTTCTGAGAGGGAATTTTTTTTGTGCGTGCGATGGGGGGCGGTGTCCAACGGCGAAGGGCTTGGAAGTTTTGACATCCCCCCTGCCTGCTGGATTTTTTGCATCATTATGGTGCTTCCTGAACATGTTCAAGAATCTTCTTCTTGCCATCGTCATTCACAACACAACAAATCAAACTACCGCTTCGCATATACAACATAGCGTTATAAATGTATTGGCTGTAATCTTTCTGTCCATTCCAATTAAAAACGGCGCCTTCAAGGCCCTGTGGATCAAAGTAGATGTCAGAGCCTTTGTCTGCATCTTTCACATGAACTAGTTTTGAAGTCATTCAGCCATCCTCTTCTAAATACTTTTGAACCAACTCATCATCATTCATTGCCGGCTCTCCTGTTGGGTTTTCTTTTTATGGCATGGAACACAAAGAGACTGGAGGTTTGATTCATCATCCGTTCCACCTCTTGCCACATTCACAATATGGTCAAGCTCTAAGTCTTTAGTGACGATGCCACAACATTGACAGGTCCACTCATCACGTAAATGGATCTTAGCTTTAAGACGGCGCCACGGACGGCCACCTCGACCAGAACCCCAATTGTTTTGTTTAGGGTTCTTCTGGGTTTGTGCGGGTGCCTGTAGCGTCTGTAACTTGTTCTTGAATGTTTGGAGTTTCATTTAAGTTTACTCGCGCATCTACACCATTAAGTAAGTCAATGGATATCCAATCGATATCCAAACCGTCACGTTGATAACTTTGAACCAGTTTAACTAATTCAAGCTCCAGTTCTTTGCGCTTCAATTCAGGAGTTCTATGCTGTTCCTGCAAATACAAAATGGTTTTATCAAACGACTTTTGAAGATCATCATCAATTACAAAGAAAGGCTGGCCTCTATTCATTGTCTTCACCCATCTAGTGATCCTGACCGTTGTGCTGGTTCACTATCTTCAAGCATTGATAGAACTTCGGATAACTGAGCAGATTGTTCTGCATTGATTTGGACGATCAAGCTATTCTGTTCAATCAACTTATTGTTTTGCTCTATCAGCTTAAGCACCACGTCTTGCAAATTTGAATCATTGCTCATTTTGATAACACCACTTAAGGTCATCCGGGATAATCAACATCACGCCCAAGTCTCTATGTGCATAAATGTTGATCTTATCCAGATATTTGGTGAATTCTTTAATGGTGGCCTTCTTGCTTTGCAGGTGGTCTTTAATGAAGGTATTGACCAAAACTTGGTAATCCTTTTCAAGTTGACGGCGCTTAGGTCCATCGAATGCTTGAATAACATCTTTAAAGTTCTGCAAAGCCATGTACTTTTCTGCAGTCTCTTGCCGACCCTCAACATAGATCCGGGCAAGAAACTTTTTCTTAAAAAGTAAATGAAGATCATCCTTTGAATTACCGGTCTTTTGCCTGATCTGTTCAAGCCAAGCCCAGTAAAGCCGATTTTGTGCGGCGCTCCTGTCGTCTTCCTTCTGATTGATTCTAACGACTAAAGGTTTGCCTTCTGCGGCTGCTTTGGAGTGGTTATTGTTCAGATAGTTAATTACCTGAACAATCCCAGAATAACTATTGATTGGGAATGTTGCTGGTTCCATATTCCCACCTATACCTTATTCATCCACAACGGGACGTTTACCAGCTTCTAAAACTGGAATGTTTGCCTCAGTTGGGACATATACAATTTGTTGAATCTTGCCATCACGTAAAGCATCACCAAACGCACCAATAAACTCTTGTTTGCGGTACTCTGGATAATCTTTTGCAGCTTGACCAATAGTTTTGATCGCTTCTGCACGCAACTTGGCACTTTCAAGTTCAGCTCGCGCCGTTTGAACCTGAATCATTTTTGACTGTTCTGCTTCTGCCAATAGTGCTTGACCATTCATGCCTTGCTTCCACACTTTATAGTGAGGCCATGCAAACATAATCAAAACAATGACAATTAAAATGGCAAGAAAGCAAAGTGCGGCTAATACCACATCAGCTTGGCCTTTCTGGTTGGTTTTCATTTCTCGCTTCCTTTTTCTAGGCACAAAAAAAGAGCCTTTCGGCTCCGATTAAACTAAAAACCACCCGAGGGTGGCTTAATTCTTTCTAGTAAATTGGTTTACCATTTTCTCTATTAATTCTTGTGTGAGATTTTCAGGGTACGAAATCCTAACCTCATATCCAACAATAGTTATGATGCCATAAGGCCCATTTGTTCCAGCTATTGGGTCATATGAACCATCATCCATTAATACTTTGATGAAAGAAAAATTCTCACCGTCATATACAGCCTCATAATCAACATGCTTAACCATTGTAAATCCTTACACCAATTACGTTGGTTAAATCATATCAAAATAAATCTTGTTCTGACTCAAGCATTGCGTTGGTTCGCTTAAGCCATTTATTAAATAGCTCCTCGCTTTCCTGTCTGCTCCCTAGTTGGTAGGTATCAAATAAATGATGGCAGGAAAAACACATAGAAACAGTTTTAGAGTCGCAAGCCTTAATGGATCTGCCCTTACCGTCTTTACTAGAATTAGAATGCGCGGCTTGGCTTGGTGCTGGTGCACCACATCTCATGCATGGCAGCTTGCGTACTTCGGCTAATCGTTTGGAGTCACGCATTCAACATGGACCGTAAATTATTAATCTTGTTTTTCAATCGCATTATGATGCGGTCTATAACAAGCATTTCTTCGAGACTCAATCCAGTACGAGATAAGTTCTGGTAACGGCTTAACTCTTCCGAATATTTATCAAGATTCTTTTTGGCTTCGTTTGTATCCATGTTCACCCCAATCCATTTGACTTAGACGAAGTGAGCTACTCCTTAGCTTTGATATCCACTTTGGCAAGAGGCTATATCTATGCAGCACACTTCTCTAAATTAAATGGCACGCCATGCAGGACTCGAACCCGCATCAATCACACTAGAATTATGATGTCTTATCCAATTAGACGAATGGCGTAAAAAATAAAAGCCCCGCAAATGCAGGGCTGTAAATAAATTCAGTTTAATTTTCAACTTTGCAGATGAGCATCTAATGCTTTTTCAAGACTTGGGATTTCTGTGCCATCTACTCTGCCATGGTAGCCTTTTAAATAAATTAAATATCTCGTGTCATCTCTATCTAAATGATGATAGTAAATAGAATCTACATTAACCTTACCTGATGCAACATCAACACCATCGTCATTGATAGTATTTGGATAAAATGGCGTAAATCCATCCTCATTAAATTGCAATTCAAATGAACCATCATTAAGTCTAATTGTTTCTAAACGAACTAGTTTCATACCACACCATTAATAAAGTAATTTGATTAATAATGCGGCATGTTAATTGGAAATGCAACGACTTGATTTAATATAAGTCATTGTATTCTCAATAGTAAATTAAATTACTTTAATCTTTCCACACTTTCTGCATTCTTTCTGATTGAACATGTCGGATTCACACTCCCAAACATGAAAACAGAATACCTGCCTGATGATTCGGAGCATGTGAACCTCCAAAAAAATAGCCCTACGTTTAAGCATCGACTAGAAATCCAGTCCAGCACATCGGAATCCAATGTTCTAAGCTCGTAGGGCATAAAAGCAAAAAGCCCACCGTTTGGCGAGCTTCTTTAAGATCAGTGACACTTGCTTATACTTCGTACCACTTATCACGAATTTAAAGAACTATTGGCGCCAAGTCAAGGGTTTTCTTTGGTTTTCTTACTTTGGCTTGTTTTTCGGTTAATTTACTCCGCAATGTATTACGTTGCCCAACAATATAGGCAATACCACACTTTAAATCTTGTCTCACGGCGTTACGTGAGCATTTGCTAATGTCAGCAATAGTTTCCTCACTCAACCCATGCACGTAATACAACACTACAAAATCTAGCCATTCTTGTAATGTTGGGTTTGGGTTCATTCGTAAATCACGCAATAATCCACTTACAGCTCTCGCCTCATCAGTAGAGATTTTGCACTGTGGCAATGAGCGCTTTCTTGCATCACGCTTTACGCCTTCTACAGAATCAATCAAGTAAGTTAAGGTGTTACGTGTACCCAAATAAGTTTCAGCATTATCTTCATTAATCCATGCCCCAAATTGCTCTAACCAATTCTCAATTGTGTACTTCTTCCAATTACAAGCTTGTAATACATGCGGTTTATTATTCATCATTCCACCTTACCTTTTGCTTCACTTTCTTTCTTGAATTGATCTAATAATTTATTTCTACCCAACTTCACATACAGGCAAGCTGCCGCTCGTGTTTCTGGTGTTCTTACACCATGGTTATATGCACAACGCAGGGCCATCATCTCTTTGTAGGTCCATTTTTCATTCATGCCTCACCACCCTTGAGCGCTTGCTCTAACTTCTTGCCAATCTCAAACATTGACCAGCTCTTTTGAAGGTCTGATGCAATAGACATAGCTTTTGCAATGATTAGTCCTTGTTGATCCACCCGCTTTTGCAGCTCTGCTTTCTCATCTCTTAAACCAAGCAGTTTTTCAGCTTGTGTTTCAATCACTTCGTTTTGATAAACGAGCTTTTGACCTTGCTCTTTTATGTTGTCGTTAAGCATCTGATTTCTGCGTTGCAGCTCCTCCACTTTCGCTTGCATTGACTGCTGACCAGCTTCATATGCCTCCTCTATGCCAACTGAATATGGAATTTTTCCGTTACTAGAACACCACTCAATAAATGTCATTGGTTTATCCATCTCAAACATCCTTTGATTTACACAGTGGGCTGATGTGGTTTTCTATGGGGAAGTCGTCGCCCATATCATTGTCAATGCGGTGGCCTGCTGCTATTTCTTCTGGGGTGGCGTGGCGAATATCTGCATAAGGAGGGAATTCACTAAAACACTTAGCTCCTGCTTCATCCCAGCATTCACGAACAACAATTGAGTCGTCCAAAACAGCTTTGACATAAAACAATCTTTGATGCGGCAAGCTGTGATATACGATCTTTTCACCAACTTTGTATTCTTTAAACTCACTCATGGCTGGCTCCTTTTTCTGCATCACACATTTCACATTTATCTATATGCC